CTGCCATGAATCCGTGTACATATCCTGGCCGACAGATTCTCTGGTGTCACCGCCCGGTTTCGCCCCGGCAGGTCCCGGATAATTCCGTGCCCGGTGACATATAAGCGGCATCAGGGATTCGAACCCCGCACGCTCCCCGGCCTGCATCTTGCGCGCAGATGGACTGTGAGCAACGTTCCCCAAGTCACGTCAAATTATGTCGCATATCGACGCCGCCTGTTTTTCATGCAGGCGGCGTCTTTATGTATTTATACGTTTGAGTGCTGCCTGGTAATACTTTTTATCCATCTCAAACCCGGTGTACTTCCTCCCGCTCCGGATGCACGCAACCGCCGTCGTACCGCTGCCCATGCAGCTGTCGAGAACCAGCTCGCCCGGATTCGTGTAGGTGCGGATGAGGTATTCGAACAGCGCCACGGGCTTTTGTGTCGGATGCAGGCCGCGCTCACATTTAATTTCCAGCAATTGCCGCGGGTAATGGACAATGCGGGTTTCCGTGTCATGAGACAGGCTGCCGTCCATCTTGTAAGCGGAGTCTCCGCGCGCCGTCTGATGCTTGCCCCGCCTGTGTACCGGCTT